GTTCAACTGTCCATAGCTCTCCACGCTGACGTGGCGAGCGCCGTTGGTCATACATGTTATGACAGCCGCAATCACGAGTTCGACCTTCGAGAAATCGAAAGTCGTACTCGCTATGAGGGTTTGAGTTTTCTCACGAAGACGATGCCTTCGTATGGCAAAGCCCTTGACAGGGCCCTGTCCACAGATACACCGCTCCTAATACCTGGTCTCGAAAAGAGACCGGGTACCAGCATCCCGAAGTTTTTGGGTAGCTTATGGAGCCTTGTATTTGATGATTCCGGTTTGGAACGCAGTGATGCGTCTCCACTCGGTGTTGGGTTGCTGAGACAGCTCCTTTACGCCTTTTATAGGCTGGAGCTCCCTTATGATTCCAAATTGACTGATGAAGTCATCCGGAATTTTAAAGAAACTGACCGGGAGGTGGGAGAAATCCCATCTCTTAGTTCAGAACATAAGTCATGGTTACAAATGGCGCGTGGATTTATTTCGCGTGTTTTCTGTAACTTTGACTGGCGGGACATCAGTCCTCGTCACGGCCCAGGGAGTGTCGCCACTGGCGAAGAACCCTGGGAAAAGAAATACTTCAAACGGTGGTACCGCAACATTGTCGCGGTATACCCGTATGAGGAGTACTTCTTTTATAACTTGTCACATCTCTGTGATGAGTTGGACCGTTATGTTGGCCTCGAAGAAATCGATACCGGAACCGCGAAAGTGGTTCTGGTACCGAAGGATTCAAGAGGCCCTCGTCTCATATCCTGCGAGCAATTGGAATACCAATGGATACAACAGGGTTTAGGTCGTGCCTTGATGGCGTGGCTTGAGTCCCACCCTTACACCAGGAAGTTCGTGAATTTCACGAACCAAGAGGTGAACAGGGAACTCGCAATGAGGGCGTCCAGAACTCCACAGTCCTGGGTTACCCTTGATATGAAAGACGCCTCTGATCGCGTATCCATGTGGCTCGTAGAAGACCTGTTTTGGGATGTCCCATTATTAGGTGCCCTATATGCCGCAAGGACCGCGTTTACGCGTCTTCCTGATGGAGAAACAGTGCCTCTGAACAAGTTTGCCCCGATGGGATCAGCTTTATGCTTTCCAGTCGAGGCCATCGTGTTTTATGCACTGTGTGTCGCAGCAATCCGTAC